CATCGAGCGCGTTGAGTAACATCTCGCGGGCGTTAGGATACCGCATACCAGTTGCCAAATCGCTGGCCCTGGCTGCGGCGTCCTGCGTGGTGTACAAAATCGTGGTACATCGACGCTCGCTCGTGGCGTTCCTGGTGATCGGACCATACGCCACGGTAGTGCAGCACCGTCTGCCGATGGCTCTACAGAGAGCCATCATTGAGTATACACGACAAGACCGGGAGATTAGCCTATATCCGCAGAACTCCATCATTCCGGCTGAAAGTGCGCGGAAGGCGGACAATGGGCATCCAATCTCCGGGGGAACGCGTGACGTCGCTCGGGAGACCATATCCCTTGCGATACGGGCAGCTGGATTTCGTCACTACGAAATCAGCCCCGCGAAGCAGTCACCATCTGAGGCGGTGAGCCACCAACATTACGCTCCCGCTGATCTAGTGAGGGCTGTCACGGAAGATGACATCAAGGATGGAGATGTGGTTGTAGCCATTGACATCGACTACTACCTACGTGACGTTGATCGCTATCTTGGGCGGGGAGTACCGTTCATGGCATACACCTTTAATCCAACTGAGGTTTCCGGCCGTGACGGAGACTCCTTTTTCAGGATTGCAAATAATCAGGTCACGTTCGACGTCAGTGGCGGTGGATCATGGTCCCACGAGGTGTGGGACTGGTGCGCGTTTGGTGAGTTCATCGAGACTCGCGATGCCGGGTGGTTGCCATGGCTCGCTCGAGTCGTTGGGCTCACTAAGTCCCAGATCCACAAAGTCCACTACTCCCGTCCGTGGCCAAGCTCGCCCCATCGCGCGTTGGTGTGGTGCCTACCTGTTGCCAGCTACTGGCGCTTCACGTTCATCCCTACTGACCTACACACGCGCACACTTCGGCGTGTGCGTTATCAAGACTCGTCGAGGCCTGGTTGGAACTCCATCATCTCCACCGGCTCCGACGGGCTTAACATCAGTCTGGGGCGCGAGGGGGCCGACCACTGCGTGACGATTCCGAAGGTGCACTATGACATGCTCATGGGCTTGTCAAGTGCGCAGTCGCTGTCGTCGCGTATGATCGGTCTCAAGTACACTGACCCAAGTGTCCTCGCAACAGTTGCCCAGTACTATCAGGGTAAGAGCGTGGAGGTTGCAGCCGCTGACAGGATTGGCCGCGCCATAAATCCCAAGGTCCACTGGCCAGCACATGTCGAAGTTGACACAGCTGAGGTTAGTGCTCGGGTTTACGCCAGCCCGTTGGTGTCAGATGACAACATGATGCCAATGATTAAACGCTGGGAGACATTGTCATTGTCCCTGGAGCGAAGGGTGACGTTCCAACGAAACCCTAAGGTCCCGGGGAAACGCTTCAGGGCTTACGCTCTGGAGTTCGTCGACCTGGTTGTGCCCGAGCGTGGTGTCGGTGTCCCCTATTCATTAGAGGACACTGCTGCCATGCTCGACAAGCCAAGCCAGACCCTCGCCATTCAACAGGTGTGGGAAACGGTTGACATGGCTCCCAGACGCCTCATCGAGTCGTTCGTCAAAAACGAACCGACCATGAAGGCTGGTCGAATCATCTCGTCGTTCGCTGACATGAGGTTCCTGCTCCGGTTTTCTAGCTACACCCTAGCTTTCCGTGACCGGGTACTTCACGCGGAGCACAACAGACACTGGTTCTGCCCTGGCTTAACACCAGGGCAGCTCGCCGCGAAAGTGGTTGAGTATGTGTCTGGGGTTGAAGAACCGTCTGAGGGAGACTTCTCCAACTTTGATGGCACAGTTAGTGAGTGGTGCCAACGCCACGTCATGAACGCCGTCTACCTGCGTTACTTCCACCATCGAGTGCAGAGTGACCTTCGGTCTTACACTGACATGTTGGTCACCTGCCCAGCCAGAGCGAAGCGTTTCGGTTTCGCATATGACGCGGGAGTCGGTGTGAAGAGTGGGTCGCCAACCACCTGCGACCTTAACACTGTGCTGAATGGTTTCCTTCAGTATAGCTCCATCCGAATGACGCACCCTGAGCTTCCACCCGTTGATGCTTTCCGGCTCATTGGCCTCGCTTTCGGGGATGACTCCCTCTTTGAGCGTCGCTTTGCAAAGAACTACACAAAAGCCTCGCTTGAGGTTGGGATGAACCTCAAGGTTGAGCGCTATGACCCGGCTCAAGGCATCACGTTTTTGGCTCGTGTCTATCCCGACCCCTACAAGTCGACCACAAGTTTCCAGGACCCTCTGCGTACCTGGAGAAAGCTCCACCTCACGACACGCGATCCATCAATACCTTTGGCTTCGGCGGCCATTGATCGCGTCGAAGGTTACCTCGTCACTGATAGTCTCAGCCCACTCACTGGTGCGTTTTGTCGCATGGTGAAGCGGGTTTACGAGGCTGCCGGTGCCGAAAGCAGTGAGCGTCGGAGTGCGCGCAAATCTCACGCGCGCGAAAAGCCGTACTGGTTGACTGTTGGAGGTGCTTGGCCCCAAGACGCCAATGACGTTGATCTAATGTTCCAGTGTGCGGCCGCACGTACCGGAGTCGATCTCGAGACCCTCCGGTCCCTGGATCAGCGTCTGGGTGAAATCACCGACGTCTGGGCGGACATCACCATCAACCGGGATGAGGAACCAAACCCCTACAAGGACACACTGGACCTTGAGGGCCCGGCTGATGGCCGGGTGGACAATCGTGTGTACGAAAGTGACAAAT